AATAAATCTGATGGATAGAATCCTTCTGTCAAAAAGTGACGTTTAAGATCAAGACTAAATACACCACCTAAATCTAAAGTATCTCCACCGGCAGTTCCTCCAAAATCATAAGTACCTTCAGAAACAATCCCACCAAAGTCATCTAATGAACCAACAGCATCAAAATCTGTGATGTCATCAAAATTACCTCCACCAACTAGATTTAATGTGTTTGTGGTTGCATCAAAAGCAACATTAGTTTTTGTTCCCTGGAATTTAGGACTATCTGTATCTTCTCTCCTGGTCTGTGTAATAAGCGGAGCCTGGTTATCAGGTAATTCGATGATTACACTTGTTTCTCCTGCACAGAATCTACCACCATCATCTTGGAATTTTAAAATATATTCTCCTTCAAGATATGGAACTTCCGCAGATGTAGTAGCACCACTAAGAGCTTGAATCAAGTCAGTGCTATTAGTAAATGTGCCATTACCATTGGTTAGAGGAGAATGTCTGACATACACCCTGCCTCCATGCGTAACATCTAAATCTGTAGATCTATTCCAACGTAATCTTACTAATTTTTCATTTATTGGTTCGGCTGATAATCCGGTGACATTTGACGGCAATGCAGTTTTACCAACGGCATTGAAAGTTAAATCAGCAGAGGTCGCACTTGTCTGTAATGCAGCATTGTAACTGAATACTTGAAACTCATACGTTCCAATATCGGTATTGAATATCTCGAAATCAGGAGAAGAAACTGTTGTAGAAACAAAGTTACCATTATTAAATCTGTAGTTAACTTGATACTGCGTAACACCGACAATAGGTTGCCAACTAACAATAAGTTTAGATACCGCTTGATTATTTATTTCAACTATCTTTTCTTCAGCCTGTAAAGCAGTAGGAGGATCTTTTGGTAAATTCAGTACCGATACTGTTCTCGTTGGTAAGGTCGCACCATCTTCAATAAATGCGTACTTTTCATTTACATAAGATAAAGCTGTAATTGCATAGTTTATTCCATCAGATTCTTCTACTGTTATTACTCTAAACTTTTGAGCTTGAACTGTATCATCTTGCAATAGCCAAACTGTATTAGCATTAGGAGTTTGAGAGAAAGCAGAAGATACTGTTATAACTGCACCTGAGACACTTGATACTGACTTGCTTTCAACAGTTCCATCAGGTAATATGACACTTAATGTTGGATTATTTGTTGTTGGCAGATCAGTTGCAGCAGAATCATCTACAGTTATCTGAGTTGTTGTGGCAGAATTTACCCTTCCACCTCTTCTAAGACCAGAACGGACAGGATCAGCTATTTCTATAACAGCACCAGGTCTGACAACAATACCAGAATCTATGGAAGTTGCAAATGCAACAACTTCACTTTCATTTTGCTCTGCAAATAAAATAGCCTTTGCTAATCTTCTAGCCTGACCTCTTGATGTGCAAGCAAAACCTTTTACCTGCTTAATAATTACTCCTAACTTGGCTATCGAAGCAGTATCTTCATAAACTTCATAATCTATCTCTCTACTATCCATATTGAAATAAGAAACAGAAATTACAGTATTTCTTGTTTTTAATCCACTTCCCGAATAACTAAATCCCTCTTCAGTCACATTAGCAAGGTTAAATAGATAACTTGCATCTTTTGGACTATCCTGTGCGAGCAAAATACTACCAGCAGACCATATTGGCATACATCTCATAACACCTGCTAACTCATTTATTAAGTCAAATGCTTCACTTGAAGATTGAATATTTACATTGCAACTAAATCTGGCCTCCTGTCCTCCAAATCCATCATCAACAAGAGTATTAGCAAACTTACTTGCAGTAACAAAAGAAAAAAGATCAAGAGAACTATCAGTTATATGATTACCAAATCCATATCTAGTATCTGTAAGAAGATCAAGTAATACCATTGCAGGGCATGAGCACCATTGAGCAGCACCCATAACTCCATTAAAAATATATCCATCTGGATAAACAATACGACCAGTTGTACTATCAACAGTAGGAGTTCCAGAACTATTTGCACCAGCACCAGGAATCTTTACTTTTATTCCTCTTATGCGATACTTTCTGCTAGGTATTGATTGAAACTGCATAGAGTCCAATCGAACAGAAGCATAAGCACTATTAGCGTAAGTATTGGCATCATCAACTATTTCAGCAAAACTTGTCCATTGAAATGCGTCTTGCAAACTTGAATCTGAGCTATCAGCAGTAACTCTGGTAACTCTTATATCCACAGGAAAAGAACCTGTAAAGTTTATTCTGTAGTCTCTTTGGTACGCATCAGCAGTTCTTCCTGTAATAGTGTCAGAAATAATATCAGTAAAACCGCCAGAATTATATTGAACAGCAATCTTTAGTGAAACAGATGAACCAAGTAAATCTCCTTTATCTGTTGCTTTTTGTATCTGAGGAAAAGTAATTGTAATATTTGCAGCATCAACATTTGAATTTGTAATCTGTCTAGTAACTGGAGAAGATTGAGTGACAGTAACTCCTACTGCTGTGACAGAAGAACTACTTTCAATACCTTCAACTTTTGTTTGACCTGATGTACCAAAACGAGGATTGAATGTTACATCTTGAAAGTTAAAATCAGTTGTAGCTGGATTAGTTGAATCAGCAGTTGATTTTAAAACAGGAGTGTCGTTCAGAAATACATCTTTTAGTGCAGCATTGTTATACGAAGCAGTTCCCTGCGTTCTGCCTTCCTTTGATGCGGTAGCAAAACCTTCTATCTCTCCTTCAGAAATAAGATCAAGGAAAGTTGCAAACTGCCTACTATGTAAAGTATCAGGAGTTCTTGTCGGTTGAGGGGGAGGCGGAGGACTACCGCCACCAGAACCAATAATGTTTTTTGGTGCGTCTGTCATGCCTGTACCTGCTGAGTATCAATCGCACCACTTATAACAACTGATCCTGTAACTATCTCTCCATAAACTATTGGTACAGGAGTCCCTGCTCTTGATGTATTTTGAGTTCCAGAAAAACTAAATGATAACTGAGGATCTTGTTCTGACTTAAATTCTTTTGGTTTAGGTAAAGGAAATAACATATCACTCACACCAGATAATACTAAAGAAGCACCAAGATATACAGCAGCTTTTGTTACAGCACCAGAAAATCCTGTTAAAGTACCAAATCCAGTTACACCACTTTTAAAACTAAAAGATAAAGCAGGATTAATAATAAAAGCACCTGCAATCAAAGCTGCTCCTAGCAATATTTTTCCAGCACCTCTACCAGCACCAGCTATTACGGGAACAATATGTATATCTTCCTGTCCTATTGGGTGGTGTATTTCATCTCTATCTACTGCATAATTACCAACTTTTACCTGATAATATTGAGGATTCATATATTTTTCTACCTGCGGAAAATTATTGACAAGAAAACTAACTGCTTTCGCAAGACTATCTACCTGTATTTCAAATTCTTTATGCCCTATAAATTCAGCAAGTTCGCCATATAGCTTTAACTTACGCAACATAACGATACCTCCCTCCTGTACATTTTAACAACCATTGAGAATAAGGCTCTCTACAAGATAGTCTATCGGTTAAATGATGTAAAACATCTCCATCTAAAAAAATAGCTACATGATTTAAACCAGTAGATCCAATAGACATTAATAAAGCATCACCATTCATTGTTTTTTCATCTGGTCTAAGCTCTCTAAAACCAGTTCTCCATGCACAACTTTCAAATAAAGGATTACTGATAAACTCTTCTGGAGTTATAGGTCTATCCCAATCTTTTAGTTCAATATTTTTCTCTTCTTTATACCAATCTCTAACTAAACTCCAACAATCAGTAACTCCCCAAACCCACGGGCGACCAATTAAAGGTGGTTTATATCCACATGGTTCATAATATCCCCATTTTTCTGTTTTTGGGTTAACAATATGCCATGGAAGATTACTACGTTCACAAGCAATTTGATCTGCTTGACTAGCAACAGGAGGTGTTACAGGGTGACTATGAACAATAGCTATTATTTCTCCTGTATTATCTGCTTTTACATAATCTTCTGGGTCAAGAATAAAACATTGATGATCTGTTATTGAAAGATTACGACAAGGATAGTATCTTTCTTTTCCTCGAATATTTAATAACAAACCACAAGACTCTTTAGGATCTTGGTCTTTTGCATGAATAAGTGCTTCTTCTTTCCAAGTCATGCTATAAACGTGCCAATCGAAGGAAACTCTGTTCTAGTGCATTGTCTTTTAGGTGCTCTTATACCAGCAAGATCAAATACTGCTGCTAATTCAAATTGTACGACTTCTCTATTTTCTGATGATTTTCTGTCAATTTTATAAATTTCCTGTGGAAACTCTGCTGTAGGATCTGGAGTTCCTAATGGATTTACCTGTTGAGATGTAGTGGTTGTAGTATCTTGAGTCGTTGTATTTGGATCGTTCATTGTAATCGTATTTCCCATTCCATTTCCATGAACTGTGCAATAATATCTCAAATCATTTGGAGCAGAAGGATATGCTGGCTGATAAGTTACAGTAGCTCCTGCATTTCCAGCAGTTCCAGATACAGTTGTTGTCTGTGTTCCTCCAGCATCAGATTTTATTGCTAAAGGGTGTCCGCTATTTGTTGCATCTGATTGATCAAAGATATATGTAGATCCTCTTTTCATTGTAATTACAGGATTATTTACACCATTTATTCTAAAAATATTTCCACTTCCAGGATTATGAACAGTAACAGTATAAGTTATGGTTTCGGCATCAGCAGGGTCAGCAATCGTTGTTGTAGTTGTTGTAGTGCTTGTAGTTACAGGAAAGTTAACAGCATCAAGATAACGTGCTAAAGTTCTGATCCTAGTTACAGTAGCTCCTGTCAAATCATTTCCTGTTGTTACCTGATTAACATTTAACAAGATAGCTGTAATAGTTCCAAGAGCATTACTGATAGTTAAGGTTGGTCTTGGAAGTTGACCTTTTTGAAATGCAAAACCCTCTGCCTGTATTGGCATTTTTAAATACTGATTACCAGCCCAGATAATATCTCCATTAGCATTTAAACTTGTTCCGTTATGAAATCTATAGGTCTG